GAAATGGTTATCGACGCCAAGTTTGGGCAATACAAACTTTACTGATCGGATAGAGTCCGGTTCTGACTCTATCAGCTTCAGGAATTTTTTAGCCCCCATCACTTGCGAACCTGATGATTTGAGTTGCTTCCCCATAACTGTAGTTTTATGTGCTTTATATATGCAATTCTACATACCTAAAAACATTTTAGTTGCATAAGCATTCAAGTATTTGCAAAAATTTGCAAAACTTTTTTTGCACGGAATCCGACCGACGTTTTTTAATGATGCAATGGCTAATTACCTTAGCAAATGTTAAAAAGCACGTACTTATGTCCTTTTTGCACGTACTTATGTCCTACGGCAAAAAATATGCTTTAGAATGAAAAAGACAAGAAACAAGCTACCTGTTGACCGCTACCTATATAAGTGGCTATGCAACCGCATGGGCTACAGGGACGCTTTAGAGCTTACCGCGCAAATGCCGCCAGTGAGGCATAAGCATATATCAGTGTATGCCCACTTCCAAAAGCGCGGGCTGGTGGAGATAGCCGTAATTGGGTACTACCCAAGCCGCGCAAAGCTGTATAGCTTGCACTACACACTGGTGTACCTATTTAATAAGGACATGCTGGGCTATGTGCACAGCTCCGTCAATCTGGGGCTGCCCGCAAAGACCGCACTGGAGAACTTCATGCGGATATGCAAGATTGAGGAAGATGATCTGCAACTGGCAACGGCATACAAGCGCTGGCAGAGGCAGGGCAAGGTGGAGATTCCAGGGCTTAAAATATACTGACCACCATTTCGGTGGTGCCAACAAAATGATAGGATGCAGGAGCAAGGGATGAGCATAGGGGGCATTAGGGCATTGTACCTTGCGCAAGCGTCCGAAGCATCGGACGCTTTGGCTGGCGGGGTGCTTGATATATCCTCATTCACCGCTGTCGAAATAAATAGCGAGGACGCTTCATTCACAGAAGAAGCATCTTCTGACGATCATGGCACATCATACGCCGTCTCGATTTCATTCTCTGCGGTCGGGGAGAAAAAGGCACTGCTGGAATTTGAGAGGGACTACATCAATGCAGAGCTTCATGCGCTATGCATTAATGGGAGTACTATGAGGCTATTCACGGGCCTGTCATTTTCGCGGAGCGCACAGAGCGGCGCGCGGGTGGCGGACTTCCAAGGCAGGAGGTACGCACTGAGCGGGGTAAGCGCAGTGGAAGGGGCATTCGTAGATTCAATTTTATAGCAGCTATGGAAGGCGAGGACATACTCATACAGGGTGGGGGCGTATTGCCGGGCGGCCTTTCGGTCATCGGCTACTGGGCCCTTGCATCCGATATAGCAGTATGGCCAGCACTGCCAATAAACCCTGCATCATTCGAGGAGGCATCAGAAATGGTGGGCGACTTCGAAATGAAGCCCGGCAAATACTTCAGGGCAATTGAGAGCGACCTAGAAATGTCGGAGCTATTATCCAACAGCCAAGGGGAGATGAACTACCTGAGCGCCGACAACCGCTATACATTCACCCAGTGCGGTACCTCAAAGCAGCTCATTGGGATGATGAACAGCACAAAAAACCGCAATCTTGCGGTGCTTCTCACAGACCTTGAGGGCAAGGTGCGGCAATTGGGGGATCAGGCGCTGCCCGCCAAAATCGTATCATTCAGCGAGCTGGGGGGCAAGAAGACGGCAGACATGAAGGCCGTGCAGTTCATTGTCTATGCGCCGGGGGCGCTTGCGCTGTTTTATGGGGGGGAAGTGCCTATTGAAACGCCTGCCATACCCCCAGAAAATGTGAGGGTTGACGAATCAGGGAATTTCAGGGTGGACGAATCAGGAGGTTACAGAGAATACATATAGATATGGCAAATAAGAACATAACTGATTTCCCTGCTGGCATACTAGAGATGGAGGATGCCTTCGAGTTCTTCGACATATCGGAGGGCGCGAACAAAAAAGGGTTCATGCAGGATTTGGCGGCACTGATCGCTGGCTACGGCCTAGAGGCCAAAGCCGGGGGCTTCATTGGCCTTGGGGGAAGCGTCCCAGACGAAACAGATATAGAGATACTGTTTGGAGCGTCTTCTGGAATGAATATGTCAGGGGTCAACTGGCAAATATTAACCCAAGATTTTGGCCAAAACGGCCAAATAAGATTGAAAGCACAAGCGCAAGATTTTGGGAACACTGGCAATATATCAATTACGCCAAGTAATCTAAACATCAGCACATCAGACATAGAAGGTGTGGCCGTAATAGAACTAAATCATGGGGATATTAATATAGTACCACAAGATGCTTTTGGCATAGAAACAAGTGCGCTGACGATACATTCCCCAGCTTATTACACCGAGAACTTGGATTTTTTCTACCCAAGCCTTTTCGACAACCCACTCATTTTGATACACAAAGAGTATCTTGAAAACAGGGGATATGTCTATAATAATAAGGAGTACACTGAAAACACAAATTCGGAGGGCCTATATTTAACCTTCAATGGAGCATCAACAGGGCAATTTAATACAATCCCGGTTGGAGGGTTTCAGTTCATATACGACATGCCAATGGCTGCCATTCCAACGGCAGAGCTTTCAATGCTGGCGGGAAGAACCGGAGCAAACTTCCTGCTTAATGTAGGAGGCTCAGAAATAAAAGCCAACCAAGATGGGTCTATATCAATCGAATCAGGAGAGGGAGAAGGCATAGACTTCATCAACATGGCAGCAGGCCCCGTCTCATCAACAGGGACAAGCCCCGCGCCCAGCTTCAATTTAGGGAGTGATGCCTACTGGCTAGGAGAGCCAGATGCTTGGCTGAAATGCCAAATAGATGGAGTATCGTATTTACAACCCTGTTTCTTAGCATAATATGAATAACAAACCGATCACAGAATCAAGAGTATTCTCATCCTGCATCCGGCATTCAAACACAAACCATGCGCCGCTGGAGAAAAAAATCCTCCTCACATACGAGAAAGTCATAGTTGACGGCGGAGACAACATCATTGTGATAGAGGAGGAGATAAAAATCCTCATATCAAATGAGAAGGTGGCGATATCGAAAGGGAAGCCACAAAGCAGGGATGCAAGGCAGCCCCAGCAACAGCCAACCATGACAAGCCAAGCATCACCAGGCAAGTACGACTCCTTCGACCGCTCCGATGCGGCAATAGAACAGGCCTGCACAGACTACGTGATGCCGCTATACGCATAGCTTTATACCCAAAGGAAAAAAGCCCCCATTTGAGGGGCTTTTTTTATGTCCTACCATGCCAAATGATGGCTGAGTAATTTCGTATTCTACGAATCATAACTAGATGAATCTTCTACTCACCATAATCAGGGGCAAATGGGCTATTTCTAAGGAGGGAGCAATGGCTTACGAGCCAATGCTCCAAATGCTTATTTCAGGGCAGTCAATGCAGAGGCAAGAGACCATAAGCCCATTGTCCCATGTCCTTTCTTCGCAGAATGAGGGGGAAAGCAAGGGGGCAGTGAGCAATATAGCGGTAATCACGGTGTCAGGTGTAATGACCATGGAAGACCAGTGGTGCGGCCCCGTTGGCACCGCAACGCTGGCAAAAATGGTTCAGCAACTGGATGCCTCTAGCGAGGTAGATGCAATAATCATGGAATGGATCACCCCCGGCGGGCAGGTGATGGGCACAGAACAATTGGCAAATGCCATTGGAAGCGCCAAAAAGCCGATATACTCATTGGTGCATCTGGCTTGCTCCGCAGGGTACTGGTGCGCCAGCCAAGCTGATGAAGTCTGGATGGCGGGCGAGACCGCAGAGTCGGGGAGCATAGGGGTGATGTGCCGCATAGCCGACACGAAAGGCATGATGGAGAAGATGGGCATACAGATGCATGAGGCTTACGCCTCCACATCGGCAGATAAGAACCTTGCCTACCGCAATGCCTTGGAAGGCGAGTACGGCCCGCTGGTGGTGGAGCTTGACGCGCTGGATTCCATTTTTATGAGCGCAGTACAAAAAGCAAGGCCATCGACAAAAAAAGAGGCCCTTTCGGGCGGAACATATTTGGGGGCGCAATCCATCGCAATGGGCCTTGCCGACCGCATCGGATCGATGCAAGAATTGACGCAGTATATAGTAAGGAGTGGTGGAAATAAAAAGACTAAGACTAATATGTCAACAGAGAAAGAAGGAAGCTACTTGAAGCGGTTTGTGGGCATTTTCAGAACTGATGAGGACCTAACAGCCCTCAAGGCAGAGATTGATTCCCTCAAGGCAGAGAATACGGAGCTGTCGCGCAGGTATGATGAGCTGTATGCAGGCTACGACATTGCATTGAGGGAGCGCGACGAGGCCAAAAAAAGCCTTGAGTTGGAAACTTTGATGCGCAAGAAAGCTGAAGAGCTTGCCAACACGTATGGCTCGCAGCCGGGGGCTCTCGGCACTGAGCCTATCAAGAAAGGGGCAGACGGGGGGAAGCAAGGGCCTGTGCCATACTTCAACCCAGAGGCACAGCACAACATAGACGCACAAGCATTGCTCAACAAACACAAAAAATAACATCCCATGGCAATAGATATTACGCAACTTGTAACTGAGCTTGGCCAGTACAGGATGCAAAACCAAAATGTGACAAGCTGGGTGTACGAAGGCTCTGCCTACGACGGCAAGACCACCACGCTCACCAAAATCAATGGGCAATACCCTTCATTTCACGGAATCATCAGCAATGTCGTGCAGGAGTTCACTACTGCATTCAATGCACTGGGGGCTGCGAAGTTCTTCGCAAAGCCACTGAGTACGTTCAGGCAGAAGGTTAACTTCCCCTTCAAGCCGCAGGACATATACGATGCTTGGATAGGCTTTCTGGCAGTTGAGGGCATGACCCCCGACAAGATGCCTATTTCAACATGGATCATGAATGAGCTGAAGATGAAGACCATGGACGATATACGCGTGCTGGAAGGCACTGGCGTATATACGGCCAACACGGGTCTGTTCGGAGACAGCATGAATGGGATGATTACCGTGATGAATAACCTGCTCGCATCGGGAAACCCCTTCCTTGTGCCTGTCCCCGTCATTACCGACAGCAATATCGTAGGAGTTCTGGATGCCTTCGATAGGAGCATACCCGGCAAATTCCGCAGGCTCATTACCGAGTACAACCTGAGCCAAGAGAATCTTGACCGCTACAGGTTCCGCTACAGGGCGCTGTATGGAAAAGATGTGCAGCATAAGGATGACGATGTGAACAAAGTATGGCTTAACGGCAAATACCTCGTAGGCTACGATTCATGGGACGGCTCAGACCTCATCATGGCAACGCCCAAGACAAACTGGCTGCGCCTGATAGACATGCTGAATGCCCCCACCATCACTGATGTGCAGAGCATTGACTATGAGGTGAAAATCTTCATGGAGTTCTCTCTTGCGTATGACTTCGCTGTGGATGAGAAAGTATTCATATCCGACACCGGAGGGCTTGTAAGAGGCTTGGCCACCAACCACGCCCTGTACTACCCTAACACACCTACCACGCCTATCCCTGTATTGTAATGGAAATAAAAGTAAAAGTCATAGGGGCCGATGAAAAGCATAATGGCCTCTACATCGCAAAAGGAACAGCTGACGGGGAAGACTGCATCGTCACTGTGAAGCAGAAGGGGTATAATGCAGTGCTTGCACTGCATTCTGACCTCCAAAGCACTATCGGCACAGAGGCTGTAATCTCATACAAGGGCAATATCGTTTGCAAAGGCGCTGTAAGCGCTGGCAAGGAGCTTGTATTCAAGGGATTGACTGCCTCGCTGAAGCCTACAAAGATTGACCGCGAAGCCAACATTGCGAAGAACACCGAGCAGCTCAAGCAGGTAGCAACCATTGTAGCTGAGCAGAGCGAGGTAATTCAAACCCAGCAAGCGCAGCTTGAATCATTGCAAAAGGAGATAGAGAAACTGAAAGCACCTAAAACCGCTGAAAAATAATGGCTGCACTAGACATGGAGGATATCCTACGGGATGAATCCGAAATAAGGAAGGAAGGCGGGCTGGCCGTAAAGGCTAAAGTCGCATTCCACTCTGACATTGCCACCTTCCCCGCATTGAACACAGGGGCTACGACATTCGAATTGGCCGCCGTGGCAACAGGCACACTGGTGATGAACGCCCTCAAGTACTTCCATGATTTAGAGAGCGATCTGGAATGGTCTGGCCTGGACAGCAACTCGCAAGGGGAGATGAACTACCTGAGCTCAAATTCTACATACACCTTTGAGGTGGCAGGGTGGCCTAAGAAGCTCATTGGCTTTTTGAACACTTCCTCCAACCGCAATCTGTGCATGGTACTGACTGACATTGCAGGGAAAAGCCGGATATTGGGGGACGCAGGTCTTCCTGCCAAAATCACATCTTTTGCAGTGCTTGGAGGGAAAAAGACCGCCGACAAGAAGTCCGTGATGTTCACGGTTTACTACCCTGGGCTTGTGCCTTTATTCTATGAAGGCGTTGTGCCTGTTGAGCCTTAATCATTTCAGAACCCTAATCATTGAATCAATGAGAGCATTATTTTGGTTATGCCTAATTATGATCATGGCCTGCCTGTCAAGCGCAGCCATTGCCCACCCGCCTGAATCCAGTGAAGAATACTGCGATACTGGAGACCAGCCTTGCATTGTGCTGTATGCCTTTCAAGCACACCAATGCTATGAAAAAATAGAGGTGCATCAGGACTCCCACGCGCCCATCACAGCCGAAGCATCGCGACCGGAGCATGAAAAAATGAGTGATGCCCCATATTTGGAGAAGAGCCGCAGAGGCATACCCTATACCCGCAGGGCGAATAGTTGCGATTACAATTGTTGATAACCCAAAAAAAGGCAAGGCAAGAAGTTGCTTTGCCTTTTTTAATATGATAGAATGAATGCAATAGACATCTTAATACGGCAGGCAAGGGCACAGCTTCACGCTGTCAAGGCTGAAATGCCTTTGCCAGCCATCAAGGTGCCAACTGGCAGGAAGCAGGAAAAGCCCAAAGTCGGGGCGGAAGAATTGATTACTAAAAAAAACAGGGCATTCAGTGAGATGAATAGGCTTCATGCACAGCTTCCGCTCCTTGCTACTGACGAGGCAAGGAGGCTGTATGCAGTGAAAATCCTAGAGCTTGACCGCGAGACGCAAAGGTGCTGGAAAGCAATAGACCACTTCAATGCGACAGGCGAGATAAAGGAAGCAATCATTTCAGGCAAGGAAGAAGCGCCGCCATTCGACCCCAGCGATTATGATGCCCTAGAATTAGCCAGGCTAATCACAATTGGCAAGGCTTACGTGTCGAAAGCAAAAAAAGAGGGCTACCCGCAGGAGAAAGTGGATAGCCGTTCTTCCCAGATTAAAGAAATAGAAGAGTATCTAGCCACAATAAAAAAATGAGTTTCTTCAAAGACTTTGTATTGGCCACAAACACTATCAGCTTCAGAAGTGAGACTGAGGGGATATGGTTCTTCACCAACGCTACGGTAGTGGTGAGGAACAATGAAATCATAGTATCCTCCAGCCCAAGGGAGAATGCAGTAAGGTTTGAAGATCTCAGCACAGAAGATAAGCTAGGCAAGGCTAATGCTATTGAGCTGGTGGATGAATGGGCTGCGCGCGGCTATCTCGGAAGCGGCACGGGGGGAGGCGAGTTGCCTGCATCAATTGCAGTAATCGGAACGGTAGGAGTGAATAACTTCCCCGCGTCGCAGGTAGTTTCAGGCGCAGTCAGCATAAGCAATTTTCAGGATGTAGTGAATGCAGACCCCACATTCACAGATATTGATCTAAAACAGACTAAGGACAACCTCCCGTTGTTTTTTAGTCGAGTAGTTTTTGGGACCGCAACACAAACATATCAAATAGCCAATTCTTCGACCGACTTACAGACGGTCGCAATAGGCGATTATGCAATAGCGCAGACTTTCATGCGCTTCAACTACCAGACGGGCAAGCCTAAGAAAATTATACTTACCCAAAGCCGCTTTGACGCGCAGGCAGGCGTAAGCAAAAGATTCGGCTATTTCAATGGTGGAACAATAGCTCCACACACTAATTATGATGGGCTTTATTTGCTGGTGGATGTGGATGGCTCTTATAGCGTCTGTATAGCAAACAATGGGGTTATTCAAAGCTACCCACGAAGCGGGTGGCTGGACAAGCTAGATGGGACTGGCCCAAGCGGCATTACAATAGATTGGATGAAAGCCCCGATTGTACAGATTATATTTTTATGGCTGGGATATGGCCCAGTTGAGTTTTCGATTTTAGTAAATGGGGAGAAAAAAGTTTTCTTTTTTAAAGACCATACCAACATCCTAGACAAGCCTTACATGCTTTCGCCCTGCCAGCCGATATGCTATGAAGTGCGGGGTCCAGGGGGCATATTGACTCATACTTGTGCTACCGTTGGCAACATTGGGGGCATTCAAAATTCGGGAGTAGAAAGAGGGGTAGAGACCGAAGCAAACTTGTCTTTTGCAAGTGCAGGCACTAATTATTTAATGATCGGGATGAGGCTTAAAAGCACTCATTTGGACGTAAAAATTGATTTGCTTCGCCATGAAGTGCTATGTAGTTCCAATGATGATTTCGTTTACTCGATTATCTTAAACCCAACAATCGCAGGTACTACAACATTTACCGCGCAAACAAACAGTGCGTTAGAGATTGCAATAGGGATACCTGCAAATACCATAACAGGCGGGACTGTCTTGCATGTTGGCATCGGGAGGCAGTCAATAGTAGCCAATAACGCATTGCAGAACGTTTTGAGGCTAGGGGCTTCAATCGCAGGAGCAAGGGATGTAGTGGCGCTATGCTTCAAGCCCCTTTCGGCAGGGGCTAGTGCTTACGCAATTATTAACACACTTCAAAGCAATTAGAAATGAACATCGTCATATCAGACTTAGGGAAAGTCGTAAGGCTCGACTACAATCAGCTTCAAGGACCTTCTCTATTCTACAAAGTGCGCACAATCGCAAAAACTGGCATGAATGTCAATCTTGCAGCGGATAGCTCCTATGTAGAGATTGTATATCCATCCGGCCATAAGGAACAATTCTCGTTTGAGCTGTTCGAGGGGTTTGCGTCCAATGACGCACTATTTGAATATTTGGTAACGCTGATAGCATAATAATGAGCCTCTTCAAACTCGGTACAGCAAGCACAGGCACGCCTTCCAAGTCGCTGATTTCAGCCACTTCGGGGGGATATGCCAGTATGCTCAGGGCTGACGAGGTATCGAGGGGGATTCAGGAGCTTGGGCAGGGCAAAAGCCTGCACTTCGTAAGCACTGGAAAGTGGAGCATGCACGAGATGCTTCAGGCCATGCTGGAGAAGGCAGGCCCCGCCGATGTGTTCATTACCACATGGACGCTTACAGAAACGCCAGTGCGCAGGGTAGTGCTGATGAAGCATGAAGGGCTGATAAAAAGCCTTTCATGCCTGCTCGACTACAGGATTAGAGATAGGAAGCCCGCACCATTCCAATTGCTTCAGGGGAATTGCGACAGGCTCGGCATTGGCAAGTGCCACGCCAAGGTGACTGTAGTGCGCAATGACCAGTGGGCATTGTGCTGCGTTGGCTCTGCCAACTATTCACACAACCCGCGCTATGAGGCAGGGGTAATATGCGCAGACAGGGAGGTTTGCGACTTCCATATACGCTGGATAGACAAAGCTATACAAGATGCTAGATGAAGCGCAGTTATTGGAGCTGGAGGAGTTCGCAGGGACATTCCTCACAGTGGCAGAATTGGAGGTAGTGATGATGCTTGCGGAAGGGGCATTGAAGCAGGCAATATTCGATAAAAGCCCCGAAGGTCTGGCCGTGCTCAGGGGCAGGCTAAAGACCAAGGCCCTGGTAAGAAAGAATGTAGTCACCCTTGCAATGTCAGGCTCTGGGCCCGCACAAAGCATGGTCGAAGCATTCGTGAGGCAGTGTGAAATAAACGAGGTATAGAGTGATGGAAAAAATCAAGGACTACAGGCTCATAGAGGCCGTCACGGCCAAAGAGCTGGAGGCGCTGGTGAATCAGTGCATTAGGGAAGGGTATGTGCCCAACGGCGCTCCATCATTCAATGGGGCTATATATATACAATCAATGCTGAAAAAAGAGGAGGAGTAATATGGCATCTGCTAAGACTGACAATGACGTGATCGTCGAGTACCTTATGGGCAAGCTCGACAAAATATCCGTGCCATTGCAGAAGAAGCTGGAGCGAATGACAGACTGCGATCGCTTGATCAAGCTGTACCCAAGGCGTAGCGATGTGCTGAATATGCTTGTATCCAAATACAAGCTCATCTATGGAGAGGAGGAATATTCCATGCGAACAGCCATCAGGGACTACCAAAGCACTCAAATTGTGTGGGGCGCGACAGTGAAGCATGACAGGGCCTACCACATAGACATACTTTTTGCCGAGATAGCAGAGACGCGCGAAGTAGCCAAGCGCCTAGGAAACCCTACGGCAATGGCTGCATGTGACAAGACTAAAATGATAGCGATCAAAGACTTTTTGGGGGACAAGGACACGCCTGATTACAGTGCCATACAGGTGCCCGATCAGATATTTAGCGCAGACCTTGCATTGCTCGGTATGGAAAAAATACCCGATGAGGCTCAGTTCATGCGTGAGCTGGAGAAGCTTCGCCAGATGCCCAAGAAGGGCGCGAAGGGCCTCCTAGCAGAGGACATAGCCTTCGAGGAGGTGAAGGGTGAGTAGCCCCAAGCATATATACAGGAATGCTCCGCAGCTCAAGGCGCAGCTTATAGATGCGCAGATTACGGTCTGCCGTTGGGGGCGAGGCACGGGCAAGAGCAGGCTGGGCGGATACTGGACTGCCAACCGCGCCTTGCGCATGGCAAGGAGCGGCAATGCCATCGGCGGGCCGACCTATACCCATTTGCTTACCAAAGTGGCTCCTGGCATTGTGCAGGAGTGGAACGACCTTGGGTATAAGGAGGGCGTGCACTACTGGCTGTGGAAGATGCCGCCAAAGTCATTCCGCATACCCATGCCATACCAGCCGATCCTTTCCCCAGCGCACACAGTGTTCTGGTGGAATGGCAGCATCACGCAATTTCTGAGTGCTGAGCGTGGCCTCAACAACGGCCTCAACGCAGACTCCATGTACTTCGATGAGGCAAGGCTCATCGCGGCTGACAAGATCAGGGAGATTTCTCTGACCGTGCGGGGGAACCATGGGCATTTCGGGGATATGTCATGCCACGGCTCCATGCTATTCACATCGGACGCGCCAAGGAGCGCGCGCTCGCAGTGGCTCAATGACTATGAGAAGCAAATGAATGCCCCCATGATAGATGCCATACTGCAGGCGGCCGTTCAGATGCACACGCTCAAGATGGAGCTAATGCAGGCCAAGAGCGAGCGGAAGCGCATCGCGCTGGCATCGCGCATCGCATGGTATGAAGCCTGGCTAAATGAGGCACGGAAGGAGCAGGTCTATTTTTCGAGGGCATCCACGCTTGACAACGCCCATGCCATTGGACTCAAGGCCATCAAGAACTTTCAGAGGATACTATCCCCTGAAGACTACCGCATATCGGTGCTGAACCTAGACAGGGCATCAGCACCCTCCTCATTCTACCCAATGCTCAATGAGGAAGTGCATGGCTTCCACTCCGAGGACTCTTCCTTCGTAGAATCGCTGGGCTTCAGCGATTCAGAGAAGAATTGCCTATGGAAGTCCAAGGCACATTATGACAGAAGCAAGCCCCTCGACATCGCGATGGACTACAATAATGCGATCAACTCGCTTGTGGTAGGGCAGGGCGATGCACTGGAGTACCGGCTACTCAACAGCTTCTTCGTGCTGGGCACGGACAAGCTGTTCCTTGCCGATGTGGTAAGGAAGTTCGCCAACTTCTACGGGCCGCATACGGCCAAGGTGGTGAACTACTACTATGACCACACCGCCGTATTCGGCGATGCAAGAGGGCGCATGTCCTTCTGCGATGAGGTTGTGGATGTGCTGGGCAAGCAGGGGTGGACAGTGATTAGGCACCGCATCAACCAAGCCTCAAGGCACGACCACCGCTTCCAGTTCTGGCAGAGGATGCTTGGCGAGGCAGAGCCAATGCTGCCGAGGTTCAGGTTCGACCTCGACGATGCTGCGGCCTGGCACCATTCGGCGACCAATGCCGAGGCCAAGCCAAGCGACAGGGGCGGGTTCAAGAAGGACAAGTCCTCAGAGACCCGCAAGGACAGGGACGGCAACTACGCCCTGCCGCCAGAGGAGTCCACGCACCTCTCAGAGGCTTGCGACACCCTGATCGATGGCAAGTTCGGGCGGATGCTGATGGGGAACGCACCCTTCATTGCCTAGCCACGCGCCAATTTTTTATAGGCATGGGCGTAAGGGGAACGCCCCACAGGCATAGGTATAGGCATGGCCCAACGCAATGGCCAATTTTTCAATGGCATGGGCGTAAGGGGAACGCCCCACAGGCATAGGCATAGGCATAGCCATAGCCAGCGCACGGCAAGGCCAAAAAACACCCCCTAAAAATCATATATCC